AACGCAAACATCCGGGCGACGGTCAAGAGCGTCAATCCGGGCGCGTCGCTGACGCTCATGTATCCGCTGCCCTTTGCGCCGGCCACTGGCGACGCCTTCACGGTCGCGTTCGGGTGCGACCACACGCAATCAACCTGCCAGAACACATTCAACAATCTGGCCAATTTCCGCGGTTTCCCGTACGTGCCGCCGCCGCAGTTGGCGTATTGAACGCCGTTGGCAACTCGCCCGCAACGCTCCGACATCGAATGGCTTCAATGGCGTCGCAGATTGCTGATTGTCCTTCTGCCGAATCGTGTCAGCGCGCCGCAGTCGTCGCTGAGGCGCAAACCTGGATCGGGACGCCGTACCATCATGCCGCTGACATCAAGGGCGCAGGCGTTGACTGTGCGATGCTTTTGGTGCGCGTCTATTGCGACCTGGGCTTCGTGGAGCCGTTCGACCCGCGCCCTTACACGCGCGACTGGTTCTTGCACCGGAACGAAGAGCGCTATCTCGGCTTCCTGCTCGCGCGCTCGCGCGAAGTGCGTGAACCAGGCTTGGGCGACATTGTTCTGTTCCGCATGGGGCGTTGTTTCGCCCACGCAGGGATCGTGACGCGCGCAAGCCCTTTGACCATTGTCCATGCGTTCGCGCCCGCCAGCGTCGTGATTGAAGACGAGGTTAGGCGTAGCGCCGAGCTTTCGGCGCGGATGAGCAGCGCGAAGTTCGCGAGCTATTGGGGCTGACATGGCCTTCCTTCGGCGCAACAGCAATGCCAAGCCTGATTACACCGCGCTCCAGCTCAACACGTCCGTCTCGACGCTGCCGATCCCGATTATTTGGGGCCAAAACAAGGTCGCGCCGAACGTCATATGGTACAACAATTTCCGCGCGGTTCCAGGCGGCAGCGGCAAGGGCATCGGCGGTAAGGGCGGCTTGTTTGGCGGCGGCGCCGCGTCAGCGGCGGCGGACTACACCTACACCGCCGACATCATCATGGGCTTATGCGAGGGGCCGATCAACAATATCGGCCTCGTCTGGAAAGACCTCGCCGTGTACGTCCTGCTTGAGCTTGGTCTTGGCTTCTATCCAGGCGACACGCCGCAGCCGGTTTGGCCGTATCTGGCGGCCTATTACCCTTATCAGGCGCTCGCCTACCAAGGCACAGCGTATGCTTGGGGCGCCGGCTATAACCTCGGTGACTCAGCGTCGATCGGCAATCATAATTTCGAGATTTACGGGCCATTCTCCGGCACGGGCGCAAACGGAATCGACGCCGATCCAGCAGTCGTCATTTACGATTTCCTGACCAACGCGCAATATGGCTGCGGCTTCGATTCCGCGAGCATCAGCGGCTCGACGCTTTTTGGCTCCGGCGGCGACGCCAGCTTGCAGACCTATTGCAGGGCGATGGGATTCGCCTTTTCGCCGGTTTTGTCGAGCCAGGAGCAGGCGTCGAGCATCCTGACACGCTGGCTGCAAATTTTTACGACCGCAGCGGTGTGGAGCGGAGGACAGCTGAAGTTCATCCCCTATGGCGACACAGCGATTTCGCAGGGACAGGCGACAACCTACAAGCGGCAACTTTCGATCCCGATACCGATTCCCGCCTCGACAGGCGCCTCGCTGCCGGCGCTCGTCACGGTTGCGAGCCCCGCGCAATTCGTTTCAGACGGCGGGGTGACCTATGTGTCGGACGGTCTGCCGTTAACTTTCATTGGCGCCCAGATTCCATTGGTCGCCGGCGAGTACGGAATGTCGGTCGACGGCCAATATATCTTCGGCCCGGCCGATCAAGGAAAGCCAGTTGTCATCACCTATACGACCCAGGCGGCGACGAGCTACACGCCGAATCTGACGCCCGTCTACCAACTAACCGACAACAATTTCATCGATGAGCAGGGCAATAAAGACCCGGTGCAGGTCGAGCGAGTCGACGTGTTCTCGCTTCCGACCATTCAGCGCATTGAAGTTTCGTCGCGCGCCAATCAATATAGCCCGACGCCGGTCGAGGCACGGGATCAAAGCCAAATCGAGGTTTTCGGTCCGCGAGTCGGTTCGACGATCCAGGCCCACGAAATTTGCGATGAATTCGTCATGGGGCCGCTGGTCGCCCAGACCATCCTTCAGCGCGAACTCTACGTTCGAACGAAATTCAAGTTCAAGCTGTCGTGGGAGTTCTGCCTGCTCGACCCGATGGACATCGTCACGATCACGGATGCGAACCTCGGCCTGTCCAACTACCCGGTTCGCATCATCGAGATCGAGGAGGATGACAAGGGGTTGCTCGCCTTCACCTGCGAAGAGCTCGTGTCGGGCGTTTCGACGCCGGCGTTCTACCAGAGCGCCTCCCCCGGCGGGTTTCAGCCGAACTGGGGTGTGCCGGCGGTTCCCGTCAATGCGCCCGTCATCTTCGAGCCTCCGCCGTCGATGACAAATGGCGTTGCTCAGGTTTGGTTCGGCGCCTCAGGTCAAGCTGGCGGCGGATCAAACCAATGGGGCGGCGCGAACGTCTTCCTCTCGGTCGACGGCGTGACCTATTCTCAGATCGCGGTTCTGACTGGACCCGTGCGCCAAGGCGTTCTCACTGCACCATTGCAAGGCGCCTCAGGGTGGGACTCAGTAGACACTTTGTCGGTCAACCTCTCTGAGAGCGGCGGAATGCTTGGGGGGACGAGCCAGTCGGCGGCGCAGGCAGGCGCCACGCTGTCGCTCGTCAACAGTGAGTTGCTCGCCTACGAGACTGCGACACTGACGGGCGCGAACGCCTATAACCTCACTGGCCTCTCGCGTGGCCTGAGCGGAACGACGGCCGCGGCCCATTCGTCCGGTGCGTCCTTCGCGCGGATCGACGGCGCAGTCGCGCGATATGATTTGCCCGCGAACCTCGTTGGCGTAACACTCTACTTCAAGTTTCAGAGCTTCAACGTGTTCGGCGGGGGCGCGCAGGACCTCTCGACATGCGCGGTCTACGCCTATACGCCGACGGTAGCGTCAACCGTAGTGACGGCGCCGCCAGGCTCGCCGTCGTCGCCATATTCGCCGATCATGGCGCAGCTGCTGACGGGGTTCCCGCTCGACCTGGGGCAGGTAAGCGCGGCGCCGACGCTCGCCGACGATTTCGGCTCGGTGGCGGGATCGGTGACAGCCTTAGTCGATCTCGGTGCGCTGACGATGACGGTGAGCCATCCGATCGCGACGGCGCTACTTTCCGGCTCGCCGGTCGATCTGGGGCTGGTGACGGGTTACGCGTCGATCTCCGACGACTTCGGTTCGATCAACGACAGCGTCTCACAAACAGTGGACTGCGGAGCGGTCTGACTGGCTGCGGACCGCGAGTAGCGAATAGGCTGTTCGCCGCTCGTCGTCCTCCATTCGGAAGAGAAATCCATGAGCGAACAGCTTCAACTTCGCCGCGGCGCGTCGTCGCAGGTGGCTGCATTCACCGGCGCGCAAGGCGAATGCGTCGTCGATACGACTAACAATCGCATCGTCGTCAACGACGGCTCGACAGCGGGCGGCTGGTCGGCGGCCTAGCTCGCGGAGGTCGTCACAAACACGCGCTCGACAGTTTCCGACGTCAACTACACTGTCCAGGCAACCGACCGCACAGTCGCCTACATCGCGCTCACCGCTGCGCGCGCGGCGACACTCCCCGCATCCTCGGCATACCCGACGGGCACACGGTTGCTCGTCGTTGACGAGACGGGCAATTGCTCGGTCACCAAAACGCTAACGATCTCGCCCAACGGCACGGACACGATCGATGGGGCGGCGACGGCGGTGGTCAACGAGGCCTACGGCTTCATCGGCCTGGAAAGCAACGGTTCGGGCCTCTGGACGATCGTCGACGACGGCTTCATGCCCGCCTCGGAGAACATTGCCGCGGCCGCGCATGGCGCCAGCGTGCAGATCGGCCTCCTGGAGACCCTTGTCACGCTGTCCGGCGCTTCGACAAACGCTTCGGTGCAGATTCCCGCCAACTGCATAGTGCTCTCGGTCGGCGCTAGGGTCGTCGCCGCGATTACCGGCGCGCCGTCCTATCAAGTCGGCGTGTCCGGCAATCCCACGCAATTCGGAAGCGCGCTCTCGACCTCGGCTGGCTCGACCAACTATGGCCTGATCGG